TTACACGCTCACACCGTACCGCCCCAGCAGAGCATCGAATTTCTTCTTCTGGGCAGGGGTCATGCGCCCCGCGTACTGCTGATAGAGCGCCGCAGCAGACACCGCATCACCGCCCTTGCAGTAGTTGGTGATGGCGCGCTGCAAGCTTTCGGCGGCAGCGGAGCTGAGGCTCTGCTGCTTTTCCGACGGCAGTGCCGCACCGGTGTTGTTTTTCGCGCCGCCCGAAGCTTTCTGCTCCGCCTCTGCCTTGTCGGCATAGTATTTCAGCATGGTTTCATAGGCAGACTTGTCCTGCTTTTCCAGCGCGGCGGTCTTGTCCTCGGCGCGCTCCACGGCACGTTCCCATGCCTCCTGCGCCGCCTGCCACTGCTCATACTCCGCCTGCTGCGCCTCCTGCACCAGCGCATAACGCTGCGCCAACGTATCGGCGCTGTCGATGTAGCGCCCGTAGGCCTGCTGCTGCAGCTGCGGAATGACCTCATTCAGCGCCTGCAGATACTGCCCATATGCCTGCTGCGCCGCGCTTTGGGCATAGGTAGAGCCGTAGCCGCCGGTGAGAGCGGATGCCTTGCCCAGCGTGTCGGCCATGGCAGCCTTGCCCTGTCTTTCGTAGAGGGCGGCATAGCTGCGATAGGCCGCATCCTGCGCCGGGTCATAGGAGAATCCGGGACGGGCGGACAGCTCGTCGTACAGGGCGGACAGCTGCGCATCAAAGCCGGACACGTATTCCTTGGGCTGCAGCGCAGCAAGACTCTCCTGCTCAGCGCGGGCAGCATTCACCTCGTCCGAGGGTGTATAGCCCTGTTCCAGTTGGCTCAGGCGGTTTGCCGTTTCATCCGACACACCGGAGAGCACCTGCGTGGATGCGGTAGGTCGGGATGGTACAGCACTCTGCAGCAAATGCCCCCACGTTTCCTCACCCACGATGCCATCCACCTGCAGCGCGTTCTTTTTCTGGTAATCCACCACAGCGCCGCGGGTCAAATCGCCGAAGATACCGTCCACCTCCAGGCCGTAGCCCTTCTCGTTCAATTTCTGCTGCAGCGCGGAAACATCCGCTCCGCGGCTGCCGTAGCCTACACTTTTATATGCAGCCATAGTCTGTTCTCCTTTCGTTATTCCACGCCGGTCTTTATTCCTTGGTGTATCTGCATGTGACATACACCTGCGTATAAGCCGACAGATCTGCGTTGGTATTGATGTACAGTGTGCCGCCGCGCAGCCACATGGTCACATTCAACGGATTGTTGCCGTTATCGGGCAATCGGACGAACACATCGCCCACCGGATCATGGGCGATGACGGTGAAGTCCACCAGATGCTCCATCGCTCCCAGCGCAAGGCCCTGCGTGGCGTTGTTGGGCAGCGCGCCAAAGGCTTTGAGCTGCACATACACGGGCTTGCCCAAATAGCGCTGGGTGGTGCGGTACTCCACCCCTTCGTGCAGGGGCGCTTTGTCCCACTCCGGCTCCGTCCACGTGGCACCACCGTCCTCACTGCGGCGCGTGATGACCCAGTCGAGATATTTCATGGTCTGAAAAATCGATGCTTCGCGCCGCTCCACCATCAAATGTCCGTAGCCTATTTCACCGGGCACACCGGGCGGTGTGGTGCAGGCAGCGCCGGCCAGTGCATACCAGCCATTTTCCAGCGCATTGTCCGGATTGGTGCAGTATCTGCCGTTCTGCGCGCCCAGACCGTAGCCGCCCACGCAGCTCCACGGTACGGCATCGCCGTCCTCTGCCGGCATCGGCAGGCCGTGGAGCCCCTTACCGTTCATGTGAAGCTCCCAGCCCATATCCAGCCCGTTCCGCTCGGGATATTTACCGAAGGCGGCGCCGCTGCCGCCATCGCGGAGCATGAAGGTGATTTCCTCGGTGGGTATGGTGTACACGACGCTGCGGCACTCTCCCAGTGCATCGGTGGCAGAGAGTTCGACTTCAAAGGAGGTGGCGGCAGAAAATCCGTAGATAACGCGCTCCACACCGTTTTCCAACAGCTCGTAATCGCTCCAATCCATGCCCGAGGGGCGGTTACGCACCTGCACACGCAGCGCATTGTGTCCGCCCACGGCGGCGCAGGCGGCAGCGCAGTATACGGCGATATAGATGCCGCTGCCGTTGGGTGTGCCGTCACTGTCGCAGCGTCGGGCATAGGATGCAGAGATGACCGGCACATGGTAATCGTACACCGTGATGTCCGGCACATATTTGACCGCCGTGTGTCTGCCGCGGCTGTCCACCGCCTGTATCTGCGGCGTGAATGTACCGGCCGCAGGCAGCACTGGCGTGGTGCCGGAAATACCGTCGGCGGTCAGGTTGGCACAGCTGAAGGTGCCGCCCACCACATCGGAGCCGTAGGCCTCCTGCGTCTGCGCCGAGTAAGCGATTCTGGATTTTCCTCGGACATAGATCTCCCACTCCGAAAGCACTGCATTGTCATTTACCGGCCGAAGCGTCAGTTCGGTCACGACCGGTACAACTTCCGCCGGCACATAGGCGGTGAAATCATAGCTGCTGCGGCCGATTTCGCTGCCATCGTGATAGGTGCACAGTGTCAGCGTACCGGTTCCGGAGGCACTGTGGGGCAGCTGCGCGCACAGGGAAATATCCGGTGTCCACACCACCGCACCGCCCGATGCACCGCTGCACACAGTACCGGAGGCGCTGCCCAGCGTATAGGTCAGCGTATGGGTAAAGACAGGCGAGGCGGCCTGTATGGTAAGGGGATTGTCCGCACCCAGCGTGATGGCCGGTACGCTCAGGGAGGACGAGCGCGAAATCGCGGGCAGTTCCAGCAGCTGCGTTGCGTACACCCAGTCCACGTAGTCGGTGTTCATGTCTAATCCGGCCTCCACCGTCACGGTTTTGGTGCCATCCTGTGCATGCACCGCCGTATGTTCGCCGCTATAGAGGGCAGTGGTGGTGTTGATGTCCACCCACTTGCCGTTCAAATCTGCGATTTGCGCGCCGTCCAGCCGCAGATACCCCTCGGTGGTGCCGTCGTGGCTCCAGGTGCCGTCGGTAGTGGTGACGCTCAGTTCAATGCGTACACGGCTGGTGTTGGCCGATACATCGGTGCTGCCGGAGACCGGCGTGACTGTCAATGTCAGTTCTGCTGCCATGGCTTACCCTCCTGTCCACTGGAATTTCAGTCCGCCGCCATCGCCGGAGATGTTCCATCTGCCGGCGGTGATGCTGCCCAGCACCGTGATATTGGTGATGTACAGGCGGTTATTGGACACATAGGCCACCTCTTCGGCATCCTGCCAGAAGCTGAGCTTGCTGGCGGTGTAGGTGGCGCGGAAGTTGTTCTGACTCACCACCTGCTCGCCGTCCACCTCCGTGGTGGTAAGGTTCTGCCCCACCGCCACGCCGTACACCGGCACAGCACCATCGTAATAGACGATGCCGGTGCGGATGTAGCCCTCGGTGCTGGCCTTGTAGTCGGCAAAGGCGGCAGAAATCGCATCGGTGTTGCTCTTCAAATCGGAGGCGAAGCTGTAGTACTGGGTCAGCGCAGCGGGATTGGCCTCGATGTAGCTGCTCAGCTGCTCGATGTATGTGCCAAAGTCGGAGGAGGCCACATAGCTGCCTTTGAACTCCGCGGAGAGAACGTCCATCTCCCGCTGTACCTGTGTGGCGGTCTTGATGATAAGACTTTTGAGATTCCGATACTGCTGCTGTTCCTCCACCGCCGTCTGCTTGGCCGCGGTATGAGACTGCTGCAGCGCCGTGTCCGTCTGCTGCAGCGCCACGTTCAGCTGCTGGGCCATTTGGAAGAGGTAGGCGTACTGCCGCGCCACTTGCTGGGCAAGGGTCCCTGTGGGACGCTGGGGCAGCGTGATGTGGCTCATGTCACGTCACTCCCCTTCTCATACACCGCCGACAGGCTGTGGACAGTACACGCACCTACGCCCTGCAGCTTCAATCGCAGATGCGCGCAGCGGCGGGGCTGGATGTAGAGCAGCGCGCCCTCCATGAAGCCGCGGCCGAACAGTTCGCCCTGTCTTTGCCACGTCCGTCCCTGGTCGTAGCTGACGTAAGCGACCACATAGCCGCCGGCGGCCGGCTGGGCGTTGATGGCCATGCGATTAAGGTACTTGTGCTGCGGCACGTCTTGCCCCAGTTCCCCTGTCTCGGCGCACCATGTGAAGTTGTCCTCTTCCTCTGCCCCGCCGCGCAGTGAGAGCAATGCACCATCGCTGCACAAGCAGAAGATATCGCCGCCGCGGCAGGCAAAACCCACCGCCTGCGTACCGTCCTCCCGATGCCACAGGCGGCGGCGCGTGTCGTACACCAACAGATGCGCGGCGCCGCTGTCATCGCGCAGGCTGAGATAGTACCTGCCCTGCCACGCGCCGCCCACCGCGTCGGTGCACCCCTCATAGGGAAGCGCGGCAGAGATGTTCACCGGCAGACTGCCGTCGAAAGCGTATACACCGCCGATGCCGTGGTAGTAAAGCGTACCGTCTACCGTCTGCAGACTCCGGTGGCTGCCGCGCCGCACACCGGTGCACTCCAGCGTGACGATTTGGTGGGCGCCGTTGGCCGCCGGATACACCTTTTCGATGCAGTGTTCCTTGAAGAACAGGGGGTATCCCAGATAACTGCATGCCGCGGTGAATGCGCCGTCGCTGCCGCGGGAAGCAGCGTAGCTGTCGGTGGAAAGTCCCTCGAAGCAGCGCCAATTCTTGAAATCGCCCAGTTTGCTGGCATAAATCTCGTTGACGGCGCGGCCATTCACCATGCCGTATTTGCAGCCCCAGATGCGGTTGCCGCACTCGGTGACATAGTCCATCTCCGGTACGGTGCGGCGCACTGTCACAGGCTCGCTCTGGCTGCCCTCACCGGAAAGGACACCGTCCATCACCAGCATATCGTCGCTCACCTGCCGCAGCACATGGCTGCCGTTGAGGTGCGCTTCGGTGCAGCCGGAGATGTCCACACCGTCACCGAGTGCAAAGCCGATGCCGATGCCGGCAGCGGAGAGCTTGATGCACGTATCCGTCACCGCCACCCATTCCCCATCGCCGCTGCGTTTTAGTACAGGCGCGGCAGAGGTGTCCAGCCACAGCGCGCCGTTTTGTGCCTCAACCGGTGCGGTGTCGGAGATAAGATAGCTCTCGTAATCGGTACCGTCAGCACAGCACAGGGAAAAGCGTACCGTACCGGTGGTGACGGTCTCATTCTCCATGCTGCCGAACTCGCTCAAATCGGCGGTGTTGAGCCACTTCTTATCAGGGAAAATCAGCAGATACGCGCCCATGGAGATGAGCTGCTTGGGACTGTCGCTGAGCACCAGACCGGTGGCCTTGCCGCCCACGCAGAGGGTATTGCCGTCCACCCAGATAAGGGCGTCCTTGGCCGTCACACCGTTGGGACGGTCAAGCTGCGCCTCCATCGCGCGAAAAGGGCGTGTCTGCAGCGCAGGGTAGCCGTCGGCGCACAGGTTTTCCATGTGGACGAAGCTGCCGTCGCCGCCCTGTTTGTCCAAGCCGAAAAAGCGATGGACGGTGCGGCGGCTCTGGCTGAGCACGCGTAAAGCGTTGAAAAACATTCCCTCTCCCCCTCTCAGCACAGTTTCAGCGCTGCGGCGGCGCCGCCCTCAGTGCGGGCGCGGTAGTCCCGCCACGAGAGCAGCATCGTGTTCCACAGCGCGATGGCGTTGTTGTAGCGCTCCAGCTCGCCGTTGCAGTAGTGGATCTGCGCCTCCACATAGTGGCGGTAGAGGTCGCTGTAGGGCGCGGCGATGGCGAGCACCGTGTCTTCTGTCATCTCCGCAGGCAGCGTTCCGCCGATAAAGGTGGCGGCAAACCCCTCGGCGCGGTGGAGCCAGTGGAGCTTCTGCTCCGCGGTGTATTGATTGGGCAGCAGTGTGTCCACCTGCTGCAGCACCTGAGATGCCGTCATATTGTCCTGTCCTCCCCTCTTATTCAGCCATGCGGTCTACGTAGCGGCGGGCTTCCTCGGCCATTCTGCGGCCGTTTTCCAGCACCTCCGCCACATAGACGGGCACTTCCACTTCCACGCCCTTCATGATCTTGAAGCTGCGGCCGTTGACCGACACGATCACAAAGTTCTCCTCGTTCTTTCTGCCGCGCGGCAGCAGAATCTTCGTCATCTTCGTCTTTTCCATAGTTCCTCCTTACGGTTGTGTGGTAGGTGCGCAGGAGGGGCGGTGAGCCGCCCCTCCCTTACCCTCAGTTGGCCTTGTCGGTGTCGGAGTAGCTGGAGCCGCACTCCACGCGCACGATGTATTCATCGTACAAAATGGCGGCCGCGTGAACACCCTTCCAACCCACGCTGGAGCGCTGATCCAGAGGATCGGCGGTGCCGGAGGAGCCGCGGGGCTTGACGATGACCTCGGTGCCCTCACTCAGGTCTACCACGCCATAGGCGCCCTTGCCCAAAAACAGGCAGGCGTACACGGCGCAGTTGTCCTTACCCTCGTTGAAGATCTTGGCCTCGGTAGTCTCCACAAAGCGCACGCCGTGCAGCTCGCCGATCTCGCCGCTGAACAGCTCCGTGGCGGCGGCGTACTGGTGGGCAGCCAGCCAGCTCTCGTCCTGACGCAGGTCGAACGCCACGCTGGGGTGGATGATGCAGATGTACTTGCCATCGAACTTGGGGGCGTTCATCTTCTTCAGCTGCGTGGCGGCCTTGGCCACCAGTTCGCCGGTGATCTTGCACTCGCCGGTCAGCTGAGAGCGGCTGGTGACCTCGGTGCCATCGGCCATGGGGGCGTAGATCACCTGATTGCCCTGCACGATCTCGTTGCGGGTCACGGTGTCCAGCGTCAGGCCCATGTTGGCGCCGTGGCGGTCGGTGATCTCCAGCACCACATCGTCGATGGCGGTCAGGTCCAGCATGTCGGACACGGTGGTGTAGTCGCCGTACTGGGCCAGCTCCTTGGTGATGTAGCTGACGGAGATACCGCTGCCGTCGGGAGTGACGCCCTCAGTCAGGGGAGTGAGCGCCTTGTCGAAGGCGCCGAACTTACGCCACTCCACCGTCTTGCCGCCGCCCACAGGCAGCGCCTTGGTGGCAGCGAACTGGTTGTGCACCAGCTGGGGCTTGGCATTTTCCAGCAGCTCCATGCCGTAGTAGGTCTTCATCTCGGCGCTGAGGCCGGAAGTGGTCTGGGTGTTCATTTCGCCTGCAAACAGCTGCAGGTCATAGTGCTTCATCAGTTCCATAAAAAATCTCCTTTTCCAATCAATCTTTTGGTTTTTTCCGTTTTTTCCCTGCCGCAGATGTGGTGTGGCGGTTGGCGGATGCCCTTTGGCATCCCGACCCATCCCTGTGTGGCGGCAAATCTCAAAAGCGGATCTTCTCCCCGTCCATGACGCGGCGGCGGATATCGGCCAGCTGTGCGCTGCTGAGCGCCTTGGGGTCGCTGCGCGTCACGGCAGCGCTGCGTGTGCCCGCTTCGCTGACGCGGCGGCGGCTGCTCTGCACGGTGCGCGCGCTTTGCTGGGCACTGCGCTGCGCGGCATAGGTCATGGCGCGGCGCAGCAGTTCCTCCCGATGGGTCACCTCATAGGCGGTGCGCGCATCAATACCGGCGGCGATGAGGCGGGCAAACTCGCCCTTTTGCACCTCGCGCTGCCAGTCAAACTCGGGGTAGATCTGCTGCAGCGCTTCCTGCTGCCCCTCCAGTGCGGCAAAGGCGGCGTCCGAGCGCTGCCGGCGCGCCGTTTCCTGCGCACGTAGACGCTCATTCTCCCGGCGCAGTCCGCGCAATCGGCCGTCCAGAATTTTCTGCACCCGCTCCTCAAAATCCGCCTTGTACCGCCCGCGGATCAGCGTTTCAAAGGTCTCCTCCCCGGCGTCGGGAGCACTTTCGCCCGCGGTGTTCTCCACCAGTTCCCTGTTCTCGTCCATACGATTCCTTTCCCGTGGTAAGCCACGACCTCTTGTTTCAACCCGCCCTCCCTGCCAAAAATTTCACTCCACCTTGACGCACTGGGGATACTTCCCCGCCAGCTGTGCCAAGCCGCAGCGCAGCACCGACAGCTGCGCCTCGCACCCCTCCTGCGCCCATACCATGGCGTAACCGGGGCGCAGCACCAGCTCACGCAGCGCGCCGCTTTCCTCCAGCGCACCGGCAAGGGCAAAAACCAGTGCCGACACCGCCGCGCACACCGTATCTTCGCCCCGCGGTGCATTTTCCGCATGACCCTGCAGCGTCACCCGGTCACGGGTCCATACGACCTGAATCATCTCGGATGCACCGCCAGCTGCGTTTTACGCCGCTGCTGCTCCATGGCATCGCGCTTGATTTCCCCGGCGCTGCCGCCACTCGCGCCAAATTCCTGCTGCAGCGACTGCACCAGCGCCGTGCCTTTCTCCCGGTCCACCACCGCCGCGATGGCCAAGAGTTTTTCACGCAGCGACGCAATCTCCGCGCTCTGCTGTGCGCCGCTTTGGATGGCATTCACCACCGCGTCCTTGTTCTTGAAATCCATCAGCGACAGACAGCGCAGCGCCTGATCGGCCAGATCTGCCCGGAAGAATCCCATGCCGAACAGCTGCAGCGCCAACTGATTGTGCTCCATGGTCTGGTAGGGGTTTTCCTCCTGCGCGTCGATCTCCAGATCGAACTCCGGCACGCGGTAGTAGGGGTTGCCCAAGCCATCTCGCAGCGTCTGCATCTGCAGTCCTGCGCTGTGGTAGTCCACAAACTCTTCGCCGTTCTCCCCCAGCAGACGGAACTGGCGGGGCAGGGTGTAGAACTGGCGGATCAGCTCGATGCACAGCGTTACCACGTCGGCAAAAGCCTCGTAGCCGTCGTCGATCATGTTGCGGCTCAGCTTGCCGCCGGCCTCCTGCAGCGCAGCGATGGCGGTAGCTGCGGTGACGCCGCCGCTGGTGCCGCCGTTGGCCACGTCGCGGTTGCCCGCCGTTTCCTTCATCTCGGCGATCTTGCTCTGCAGCACCGCCACGTATACGCCGTCCAGTCCTGCGGTGTGGATGGGGGCGATGGAATCGGCACCCAGATTGCCGTTGGTGTGGACAAAGGGCTTCGTCCAGTCGGCGTACTCGGCCTCATTGATGGCACCGTCGGCACGGATGAAGAAACGGGGCGTGGCGGCGGCCAAAGCGTTCTTCAAGATGGCCTGATTCATCAGGTCGATTTGCTTCTGGGGCGACTTGCAAAGGTCCACATAGCCGTAGCCGCAGGGGGTGCCCTCCTCGGGGAACAGCGGGTCAAACACGAAGGGATACTTGCCGTGGTCGTACCAGCCGCGGCGGGCGATGTCCGGCTCCTCGGTGTCGTTTTCCGTGGCGTAGAGCACCGTTTCGCCCACAAATTTGCAGTATTGCAGCACTTTTCTGCCTTTGTCCTCGGTGTGGTAGTACCAATCCACCACCAGCGACTTGTCGGAGGTATCCACCGCGTCGTCGTAGAGATAGCGGCTCACGTGGGCATCGCCGCGCAGCTTGCCCTCCAGCTGAGGGTAGCGTCCCAGCAGCTCGTCGTTGTTCACCAGTTCGGTGGCGAAGAAGTGGGGCGAGTCCTGAATGTCGGTGACGCCCGGCTCCCAGTAGAGGTGCAGCAAATCCATGCTGCGGATGGTGATGTCGCCAAGGCCGCCCAGCTTGTCCCCGTCCCAGAACACGCCGTAGACAGCGCAGCCGGATTTCAGCTTGCGCCACCACGCATCGGAGTAGACGCGCTTGAAGCGGCCGCGCTTGAGGATGACGGGCAGGATACGGCTGAGCTGCTTGGCCTCCTCCCTGTCGCCGGCCTCACGGGGCAGCACGGTGGGCTCGGGATAGCAATCCATGGCGTCGGCGTGCTTGGAGAGGATGCAGTTCACCAGCCAGCCGCTGGTGGGCTGCGGGTCGTGGGGATTGCCGCCGCAGCCCTCCTTTTCCATCTGCTCCCAGTGGCGCAGTTTCCAGAACTGCTCGTTGTCGATAAGGCGCTGCTCCAGATGCGCCTTGCCCTGCTTGTACTTTTTGAGAATCTCTGCCGCCTGACGCACCTGCTGTGCGCCGATGGGGGCTTGGTAGTTGTCCATGATGTTCCTCCTTTGGTAAAAGTCCTTTCACCTATAGGCGCTACGGGGTGGTTTGTTGCATAAAAAAGGGCAACAAAAATGGATTTTACAAAAATTTTTATATTTTGGGTGTTATATCCCCGCTTACGCTCCCGACAGTCCCCACGGATATGCTGCCTTGTCCTGTCTTCGACGACCTCTTTTCTTTCCAACAGCGGAAAGAAAAGAGGAAAAGAAACGCCGCAAGGAACCGATGGTTCCTTGACCTCCTTTACTCTCAAGAGTTGCTGACAAAGACAAGCCGAAATGTTGCATTGATTCATCGTCTATCTCGCTTAGCCGCTCACCCTTGCGGAAATGTAGAAGTACAAGCTCCTATATTTTAGAGCGGTAAGCGGACGAGCGATAAGAAGCTGAAGACAATGCTACATTTGCACTACGGAAAAAATTTCTTTTCAATTCGCGCGGCAAATAGTTACCCTGTTCCTCAGCGGTTTGCTCGCGCAAAGGATCCACGACACCCCAAAAACACGAGCGTAAGCGACGGATTTTCGGCTGGTGGAACGCATGCGACAGCGCGAAGCGCTTAGTGTCGCTCTTGACAAAAGTCACCCGCCGGAGGCAAAACACACCACCGACTTCACAGTGACCACCGCAAGCGTCAGCGCCGCGCCTGCTTCATCAAATCCAGCGGGTCGTCTGCCGGCAGTGCGCCGCCGCTGCGCCGCACCGGTGCGATGGGGCGTGACATACAGAAATAGCGGCACTCGTCGGCCACGTGGTCCTCCTGATGGGTGTCCAGATCCTCGGGGTCGGTGTTGGAGTAGAGCAGCAGCGGCACCGTACGCAAAAAGGCGCGGCAGGTGGAAAACACATACATCATGGGATAGCCCTCGTCATCGAAGCTGAGTCGGTAGTGCATCTGCATCCAGCCGCTGATGCGGCGGTTGTCGCCCTTTTGGAAGTAGATACGGTGGTGCAGCGCCGTTTCATAGATGCTCTCGCCGCGGCTGGTGTCCCAGATGGCGGGGTCGGCCACGCCCTGAATGTCCCGCCCCTTCAGCCACGGGTGGTTCTCCTCTATCTCGCGGATGCGGCGGAACTGCCGCTCCGGCGTCCAGCGCACGCCCTCGTCGGGATTTTCGGTGCAGCCGTAGAGCTCCAGGATGCGGTAGATGACGCCGTCGAAATCCACCGCCCACCACGCGCAGGAAAAAGGTTTGGCGTAGCCGAAGTCGTAGCTGCGGTAGATGCGCCACTCCCGCGGGATATCGAACGGCGGGATGACGTGGGTGAAGCGCCGGTCGGCGTAGTGGTCGGGGTCGTCGGTGAACTCAGAGAAAAACTGCCCTTGGAAGATGTCCCAGCGTCCCTCCAGCCACGCAAGGCGCAGCTGCTGCGGCAGCGCTTTGAGCTGGTCGAGATAGTCCGGCTGAGCCCGCAGCAGCGCCGTATTATCGGTGACTTTTGCGGGAATAAAGGCATAGTCGTCACGGTTCTCGCCGGGAAGATAGCGCTTGTCGATGAAGAGGCGCTTGATGTAGCCGTGGCCCGGTCCACCGGGGTTGCAGGTGTAGTAGATGCGCTTGGGGAAGGCATTGACACCGCGCAGACACGCCGCGAACTGCCGCAGCCATTCTGGCCGCAGCTGCGTGGCCTCGTCGATGAAGATGACATCGTACTCCGCGCCCTGATAGCGGTCCAAATCGCTGTCGCAGGCGCAGTAGCCGAAGTCCAGCACGCTGCCGTTCATGAAGCGAAACTGCCTTGCCGTGGCGTGGTATTCGGCGATGCCGCGAAGCTCTGCGCGCAGAAAGCGGAGGTGGTTGTTCTCCAGCTCCTGATAGGTGCGGCGGATGAGCAGCAGGCGGATGCCCGCATAGCGCAGCGCCAGCAGCTTTGCCTTGGTGCGCACCGCCCAGCTCTTGCCGCCGCCGCGGGCGCCGCCAAAGGCGATGTACTTTTTCTCGCAGCGCAAAAATTCCTCCTGCCGCGGATTGGGCCGCTGGATTCGGCAGTTCATCGGCTCCATGCCTCCGCCTCTCCCTCCAGCACCACCTGCACGGTGTCCGATTCCGCCCCGCTCTTGTCCTCACTTTGCAGCATCTGCTGCAGCTGCATCAGCTCGCGCAGCACGCCCGTCATCTCCTTGAGTTCCTTGGGGCTCATGCCCTCTGCCTGCTGCGTTGCCTGCTGCGCCGCGGTGCGCAGCGCACCGACCACCTGCGCCAGACACTCCTCCATGCCGTTCTTCCTGCCCCGCCGCCAGCCCTCGGCACGGGCGCGGCGTCCCACGCAGTCTTCCGACAGACCGTACGCTTCGCCCAGCGAGCGGTACGTTTCTCCGCCGTTTTCATAGCGTGAGCGCAGTTCGGCCCAGGGTATTCGTTTCAT